ATCATAATTTGTGCCGCAAACACTATTAATCTCTTCTGTAACTGTTCTATAGATATTAGAATATGGTCTTCCCATTTTTACCGAAGAACCACCATAATCACCTGCGCCGTTTTTCTTACAGTGTGAAAAGTAAAACAATCCATTATCCAATGACATAGAATGTGTTGTTGAGTCATATGAAATATCTATGCCTTCGTATAGACCAGTTTGACTGAATAACAAATAAGGCAAAATACGTTTTAGTGCGCCGACACCCAAGACGTGTAAATGGAATGGTCTGTCAAATGGAACAGATGTAACATAGAATGCTCGTTTAACATCTTCAAGTGGTCCCATACCTAGTGCAGCTGATCCCATAGCAACACCACCGATACGATGGCGCAATTCGGGAGGAACCTCATCCATCATACATTCTGCCCATTGTGCATAACTGTCTGCACCAGAACCTTGTAGAATAGCAAATGGTCTACAATTACTATTCAATGAATCAAATTTTAGAATCTGATCTTTAACATTGCGACCCGTTTGTCTAGCATAAGATTCAAAGTTGTCTGTATCTACATATCTACGCTTGGTATCAATCTTTGCAGATACACCAGATGCAGAAGTAGACTTAACAGGAATCTCATCAAATGCCATTCCAATGTCTGCGTATGTTGCTTGATTCTCAAAAACCTTTGCTCTTGTTTCTGGAGTATTTTGTAGACCACGAGTAATAATCTGCAACCCTCCAGAGTCAGCATGAATGTTTTTAATTGCTGGTCTAAACTTCTGTAATTTTTTACCAAAGTTCTTTTCAGTAAAACCATTATACAATAATGAGAACTGATGATTGTTTTTATTATGAACAGTTCTATTCATCATATCAATAATCATCTGCAATGTCTCAGGATCATTACATTGTTCTGCACCAAGCCTGAGATATGCTGGACCTGATATTACATATTCTAGTTGTCTGCTCATCCGAATAAACTTTCTAAAGTGGTTATCTTATCTTCTTTAGGAACAAAATTTGGATCCTTAGATAGATAGGTGTGTTCATCTGTGTAAATTATATTAAATTTTGTCTTGTTTGTCAATACAGAACGGACATCATCAACCGCTAAATCTTTCCTATTTAGTTTAATAATAAAATCAGAATAATTAATGGTGTCGTGATCGTTAATTGCTGCTCTATCAGAATTTGATTCTACAGGTTTGAAAGAATTGAATACGTCAATCCAAGCTTGAATGCCCATAGTATGTTCCATATTAACATATGCTAATGTATTTTTAGAATACCATCTATTAGCATCAGGAAAATCCTCATATAATTTTAGTATCAACGCTGGAATATTTTTCTTTTCATCTGAAAAATAGTCTTTCTTACTAAAATTATTTAACCAAGACATACCTGTTATTGCAACAGTTGGTAACTGACCTATACATTCATAAAAAGCTAAACCAAAACTTTCTCTAATTGCAGGATTATATGCAACTCTTGCAGATGTAATAAAATCTACTTTTTCTTTTCCGTAGATGCCAATCTTTATTTCATATTTAGCACCTATTGCTTTTAGAGCTTCTTCAAATTTTCTAGCACCGTTGGTGTTGGTAATAACCTTTGCAGACAAACCTGTTTCTTTAATTACTCGAATAAATTCTTCTGGATTCTTTCTTGGTTCCCAACGACCAATCCATAGAACACCTTCTCTAGGATTATCGTGTTTCTCAAGCAATTCTTTTTCAGGCATTGGAATAGGGAGGTCATATGCGTTATCAAAACCTTGATTCCTCAATTCAATTTTATTTCTTTCAGTCTGCGTACCAATAGTAATACCTTTGACATGCATCAAAGCATTAAACAGTTCATTAAATGATTCTGTAAATTCATTCTTCCATGTTCTATCATCTAAGAACACCATGCTCTCATTGTGAGTATAATAAATGACCTGTACTGTTTTGTGTAAATTTAAAGCGTAAATGCCTGGGAATGATTCTAATGTATTACATATAATAATATCATAAAGATTTTTATTTAAGGCATACATCATAGCATCTCTGAAAGAAGTCATCTTTTCAAAGTTGTAAGAATCTTCAAACATGAATGTTTTAGTGTGCGTGCTGTAAGATCTTGCAGTAGGCGACCATATGAAATTGGCACCCGCCTCTTCTAAATATTCTTTGAATGCCAGATTAGAAGTAGGTTTATCGGTAATGATATCTATCTTATAACCTAATGGCGTAAAGGTTTCTACAAAGGATTTTGCGAATTGTCCTAGACCACCATGAGGAATAGTGTGTTGATCACTTAAACAGAATGCAATACGTTTCTTATAGATATTCACACTTTATCCTTAAGCATAAATTTACGACCTTCCTCACCAACAAGCATATCAAATACTTCAATTACTCGTTGTAACATAGCACAATTAAACATAAGCAAATCTCGTCGGTCATCGCACATATAAATTTGTCTATCAATTGGCTCAATTAATTCTGCCATTCGTTTTTCAATATCTGTCATGTTATTCACCTAATATTTTAATTGCGTGTTTAGTTTGAAATATTGCATCATCTAAAGCGTTATGGTAAACGCCCTCTCTTGTATCTGCAGGTATCCAATTAAAAATACTTTTTAGAGTTCTATAGCAACGATCATCCCAGCACTTCCAAGGAGGTTCTTGATCTGTAATAAAATAAGCATTGGCTAAGATCGTGTTATCAAATACTGCACCATTGCCCCAGACAGGTAAAGTCTTGGTACCGAACCAATCTCGAAACTTATCTAAAGCTTCGACCAACGGAATATTATTCCTAGTTAATTCTTTGAGAGCTTCTTTGTTCTGTTCAGACCACCATTTGATAGTGTCTTTAGAAATATGCATACCTGCTTCTTTGCAGGTTTTAAGATCTATCGTGCAATAGAATGTATCTACTATTTCTGTACCCTTCCATTTAACTGCACCTATAGAACAAATTGCTGCGTTTGATCTTGTTGACATTGTTTCTAAGTCAACCATTACATTTATTGCCATTTTATTTTTCCATCAGTTTATTTGCAAAATCTAATAAAAGTTTATTGTGCTCACCACCGTGCCACTTACCCTTCATCCAACTATAACTATCGTACCAGAAATCTTGGCTCTCAGGATGGCAACCTATCAGACCAACATTACCCTGAATAATTGCCATAGGATCACCGTTAGAATATGTAGCTATAGTTTTAAATTTTCTTTTATTCCCAACCAAAGCACAACCATCGTACCAGAACATATTAATATCCTCACCATTCCAAGTGATAGGCATATTCTTAGCATGTGGTCGTTTGGTTTCAGAATCGGGCCGCTTTAAATATTGTACAGCATCAACTTCATCTAACATATTTAGATAATGCTTTCCTGCCCAATATGCGCCCATACATATACCAAGATATTTTCCACCGTCCTCAATAAATGCTTTTATTCTATCCTCATGCGGTTTGAATATTTTATTGTAGGAATTAGAATCGCCAAATCCTCCAGGTACAGCAATCATATCTACATCATCAAAAAAATTATCCTCAAGATAATTTTTTGATAGCAATTTAAAATTGTAATGTTTTTCTAAAGACTTAACAAGACCATTACTTGATTGAACAGAACACTTTGGATCACAAACAAATAATGCTATTGTTGGTTTCATTTTTTACCCATTCGGGCAATACTTAAGAATTCATTTCTTGCGGCAGGATCGGATTTAAATCCTCCACCCAATCTAGTAGTTACTGTAGAACTACCAGTATCTTCTACACCACGACTCTTAACACAGTAGTGTTGTGCGTCAATCATAACAGCTACATCTTCTGTATCAAGAATAAATTGTAGTGTATGAAAAATTTGTTCTGTAAGTCGTTCCTGAATCTGCGGTCGCTTACTAAAATATTCTACTATGCGATTAATTTTACTCAGTCCTAGAACCTTATCTTTTGGTACATAAGCAACAGTAGCCAATCCGTCGATAACAACGAAATGGTGCTCGCAATTTGATTGAACATTAATATTGCGCTCACACACCATTTCATTATACTTCATCTTATTATCGACTGTGGTACATTTTGGGAATGCTTCGTAATCTAAACCCCAGAATATTTCGTTAACATACATCTTAGCAACACGCTTTGGTGTATCTACTAGACTATCATCACTCAAGTCTAAACCAAGTGTTTCCATGATGCCTTTAAAATGACTTTCAATCAATTCAATCTTACCTGTACGGGCCATGTGACCTGTATAAGTTGTTGGCGTTTCAACACCCACTTTAACTAAGTGTTCATGTACTAATAGACCTAACTCAGGGTCGCATTTTGTTTTGTTGTATGACATTTTTGAATCCTTCCTTACGCGGATATGATGATTGAAATTCGTTACCTTTATGTAACATTATTATTTATATCTCTTTCATTAGAAAAAATTGGAGCGTTTTCTAATGCTTTAGAAACTGCTGTTTGAATTTCCAATAATTGATTTTTGTAGTGTTGTGCAGTGAAACCATCATTATAAAATGATTTCATCTCTCTTCCTAATTCTTCAATTTGATTTACTATTTTCATTATGTTCCCCATGCGTTTTTAAACAATGGGATTTGAAGTCTGTCTGAGTATCTCCATCCTTTTTGCATTGCGAGTTCCGCCACGCTTCTATTATTAAGAGAGTACAACTGCTCAGTGCCACCGAGAGGCATAAGATAAACAGGACCACCAAACCCCGCTTTACGATATTCATTTACTGCTTCTTCTGCCTCATCCGCATCTTCTTTAGTTGCAACTACGAATTTTAAATATGCAAACCCCACATACTCATAAGATTTTACCACCTCAGGACAGATTGCGCTATCCCAAGATTCACCTGATACTGATAGCTTAGGAGAAATTGAAAATGTTAGTTTGTCATAACTCCTGCCGAAGTTTGTCCATTCTTCAAACAGATAATCGTGAAAGTCATTCGATAAAGGTTGTGTGCCATTCGTTTCAAATGTCAGTTCCTTTAAAGGTTTTATTAACTTATGTTCTAATAATTCAGGAAATACTTTTTGCCAACCCAATAAAGGTTCGCCGCCAGTAATTACCAGATGTTCGTCTTTCCATTCCTTGTGCGGTAAAGTATCCACAATAGCATCGGCGACAGAATCAGTAGATAGCACAGGACTAAGATGCTTAAAACGAACGTCCCAAGAAGCGTAAGAATCACATCCTGTGTGAACAAGAGGTAAGTCTTTATATTGTTTAAAAGATTCAGCATTTACTTTAAACCTTTCATTGCTATCTTCTCCCTTTGGCATACCAAAACCACCACAGGTAAAGTTACAACCAAAAGTTCTTAAAAAGACAGAAGGAACGCCCATAAAGCGCCCTTCACCTTGTATGCTATAAAATAATTCAGATATTTTCAGTTTCATATATTGTAGACCATTTTTTAAGTTTACTAAGTTTAGCTTCTTGTGCAATCATCAATTCATCAAAATTTACTATTCCATGTGAATGGCATAATGTAATCATTGCTAAAAGGTCGCCTAGTTCTTCAGTTAATCGCTGTCTGTTTGTTGCATTATTATATTCAGCATCAATACCGAATCGAAATACTTTACTAACAGCTTGGGTAACTTCCGCACATTCTTCCTGCAGAATGAGCATAATTTCGTCGTGTTGTTTCATGATATATTTAGATATTAAAAGCTAATTATAATGTCATTATGGAAAGAAGTCAACAAACGTGTTGTCCAATTCAGCGGCTGCGGCTTTCCGTTTACGAGTTTTGGTTTGTGCTGGGGTTTCGCGTCTTTCGGGGTCAATGTTATCCAATTGCTTTTTCAAATAATCTATCAATTGGCGACCCGCTTCTGTATCATCACTACCCTGCATAATTGCATCCATGTCCAAATTCTCAATAATTTTATATTTGGTTGCTTGATGTTTTTTCTCTTTTTGGATTCTGCGTATAAAAGCGAAGTAAATAATTTGAGTATAGTATGCAAAAGGATTAGATGATTTTTCGGGATCAAATTTGGTAGCTGCTGTTAAACAGTTTTCAATACCATCTGAAATCATATCATCTTTGAAAGTATAATTAATAAAATTGGATTTATATGATAAGTGAGTCGCAATCTTAATAAAACATTCTCCTATATACTTGGGTACTTGTGGAGTACCCATGCCCTCAACTTTCGCAACATCTATACTTTTTTTATAGTCTATAAGTGCAGCTAAGAACTTTTTATTATCTACATAGTGAGATGGTTCAGCTTTAGTGGAGGAGCTTGGGATCTCTTCCAAGGGCACTTCCAATACTTCCGTCGTTGTTTTCTTTGTCATTGTCTTCTCCATAATTATTTAAAAATTCTTCAAGAATACCTTCTTCATCTTCAGTATATTCTTGCTCCTCTAATTCGTCAGACTCGTCCTGTTGAGACAAATATCTAAGATAATTTTTCTTCAAAGTCTCTTTAATATTTACCATAAGTACGACTTGACTTGTCGGTATTTTATATTCAAGTTCCTCGGAAAAACTAAACCAAGGATACATAATATATGATTCAACCAATACGTCTCCACGAGGAATTCGCATTGGATTTAAAACTACAGGATCAAATATACTAATAGTTTTTTGCTTGTATACATTTTCATAATTATCGGTGGTTGTACAAACAATACACTCGCCGGACGATAACTTAATATATTTAAAGTAAAGATTGTTTTCCATTAGATTGGTACCTTTACAAGTTTATAGTTGAAATGCTCGTCATTATAAATTTTAATTCTTTCAATCATGTGTAATAATGTATAATTCTTTTTACTCTTCCATGTTAAATCATCTGCTATATCATACAGCTTACACTTTGTCTTGGTGCCACTTGTTCTTAAACCCCGCCCGATGGACTGCAAGTTCCGAATGCGAGACTTAGAGGGAGAAGAAAATACGATGTTGTGTAGGTTTCGAATATTAATGCCAGTACTAAAAGTGCCATAAGATGCAACAATAATTGCATTAGATTCTTCTTCAGTAATTGCCCTAACCGATTCGCGTACTGTAACATCTGTTTCTCCAGATACATAAAACACTTTTCTTTCCCCGGCTTTTTCCTTAATCATTTCATGAAGGACCTTGCCGTGCTTTTCCACATACTGAAATAATACTAAAGTGTTTCCTTCTTGCTTCAAAGCAAGATTGCGAATAAATTTATTTCTCTGCACATTTTGGACAATGAAATCAATCTCTTTCTGGTAATCAAAACCTTTACAAGCTTTTCTTACTTCCTCAGAGTATTCTAATATTATATTATAAATTTCAAGAT